CTCTAATGGCTCACAATTTTATTTAACAAAAATAGTAAGAGCTGCTGCTTAAGATATATTTTTATAATAAGATAAATTTATTAATATTGATTTCTTAGAATTTCTATGGAAAAGAATGATGACGGATTTGATTGTGATATTTTAGTAAGTGAAGAAAATCTTGAAGAAGCATTAAGTTTCTTAGAGGGGAAAATAGATTAATATGGCAAGCACAAGAGGGCAAAAAGAAGTTAAGATTAATTGGCCTGTTGAAGAAGGCACAACTTTCGGAACTACAAAACAGACAGGGGATAAATATTTGCATGCTAAAGAGGGCTCTATTGTTTTGCAATCTGAAAAAATAGGCATGGGCGACTAATGGCAAAGAAACAAATCAAAGAAGTAAGAACACCGATAGCAACAGAAATGTATTTGCCAAATCTTTCAGGGCTTAGAGGAAATCAATCAGCTAAAAATATTCTAGGGGATTATGTGCCTTATACAGGTGCAACTTCTAATGTTGATTTAGGAGCAAATAATTTAAAATTAGCCGGGCAAATAGGGGCAGGAAACACATTTACTTCTTTTGACAGCGTTAATGATATTCTGCATGTAAAAACAAACACTACAGCACCTTATATGATAATTCAAAGTTCAGGAACAGATAGTTATCCATCAATAAGATTAAAAAACGATGTTCAGAATTGGAATTTTTATTTAGATGGAGGATTAGGAGATATTTTTGGATTATGGAATGGAAGCGCTTATGTTTTAAAAGTTACTCCTGCAGGGAATTTTGATTTTTTGGCAGGAAATTTAACAACAACAGGCACAGGAACTTTTGATATGCTTGGGGTTGGTGCAAGTCCAACATCAACAAATTTTATTAATTTAGCAAAAACTTATACTACTAATAATACAGCACCAACAGGGATAAATTATACTTATACATATAGTGGAGATTGCACAAGCACAATTACATCGAAAACAGGTGCACTTTTTACAATCAATAAATCAGGTTCAGTTACTAATTATTATGGAGGATATGCATTAAAAGGTTTTAGTTTAAGTATTAATGATACATCTGTTTTGGGAGGAATAGACCATCCAACAAACGACCTTATTTACGGGCAAATAATAACTATCACAACAAACCCTACAAGTCAAGATACAGGAGCAGGGACTTATGACGTTAGAGGGCAGGATATAGTTCTCTCAGGGAATATTGATACTACTAACGGCAATAAGTATGGAGCAAGATATAGCATTTCAGGGACTTGTTATTTAAACAGGGGAATTTATTTAAGTATCAGCGGGGGAACATCAAGCTCAGCAGTTTTTGAAGCGATAACAACTTCAACAGCAACAGATGCCTATTCTTTTAAATGCAGTTCGACAGGAGCAGCAACAAATGCCTATGCTTTTTATTTATATAATATGTCAGGAGCAACAAATAAATGGTGTTTGTATAATAATACCGCTGTCAATAATTTTATGGGATTGGATAATTCAAAAACATTATTCGGAACTGGTGCAGATGCAAGTATTTATTATAACGGAACTAATTTATGTATTAATACTAAAGAAGTTGGCTCAGGAACAATTAACATAAATGGGACTAATGCTGTTGCTGACGGAACTTATAATACTGGAATAGGTCCTCTTGGAAATATGGGGACTATCACAACAAAGGCAGGGATTATAACTGCAATCACACAAGCAACATAAGGAGGTAAAATGGAAACAATAAAAAAAATAGCTGAAAATAATGTTGAAATTTCAGAAGTAAAAGAAACAACAGAAACTCAAAGCTATGGACAAGATAGAATTAACAGCGAGAGAAATAGTCTTAATACTGAACTTGAAAGAATAAATAATTTTGATAAGATAAAAGAATTAGAAAAAATAAATTTAAAAATTCAAAGACTTAATCTTATTGAAGCTGAACTGAATAGAAACATTTAAATACTTAGTTTCCTAAGTTATTCTATGGTAAATCATATTATACTGCATCTTGATGAAGAGTTTTTCAATAAGGTGAAAGTTGATAAACTCCGTCGAGAAAAAGAATATGGAAGAATGACATGGGAAATTTATGTTGCAAGATTATTCGGATTAGCAAAATTAGGAGATAAAAAACTATGACAGCTGAATTTAATTTATCAGAGAAAATAACTTTAATGAAAGAATATAAAACTTATCCTTGTCCTTGTGATGAACATACTGGAATTTCAGTTAAAGACATCAAAGAATTTATACGATTATTGAAAGAAGAATTTATTATTTGTAGAGATAAAACAGATATTTGGGCAGATGAAGAAAGATGGAATAAGTTTGAAAAGATGTTTAAAAATAAATTAAAGGAACTTGCAGGAGATAAACTAATATGATAGAAGATAAAAAACTTGGAGTGAAAATTGCAGAAAATCCTATTGAGGCAAAATGGGAAAGCATAAAGAAAAGGGCTATAGAGGGAATAGAGCAAAGCAAGATTGAGATTGAAATTAATCAAGCTATTGTTGAATTGGCTGAGAGGAAACTGAAAAAATGAAACTAACAACAAGATTTCAATTATGGGATGTAAAAAGAGAAATTAAGTTTTATGAAAGTAAAATAAAATTCCTAAAACAAATTATAAAACATCTCAAAAAAAACTCTTAAATTAGCATAGAGGGCTAAACATGAAAGGAGGTATAAAAATGAAAACACAAATAAAAATTATAAAGCATGAAGATAAAACTTCTGAAGGCGGAAAAGACTATACAAGATTTTCAACTTCTAAAGGATGGATGTCTGCTTTTGAAAAAGATATAATTGAAGAACTAAAGAAATGTGATGGAAGAACTGTAAGTGTTGAACTTCAAAGCTCTGAAAAAGGAGATAGAGTTTTTCAAAATATCAGAAAATTCTATGGACTTGTTGCGCCCGGATTGGAAGAACTTAAACAGGCAAATGAAGAAAGTGAGGAAATAATAGCTGAGATTGTTAATCCTCAAACAATGAAACCTATAGTGAAAAGTCGAGAATTATCTGATAATTCTCATTCGTACAATCCAACTTCAATGTATGTCAGTTATGCAAAAGATATATTCTGTGAATTAATTGGAAACACAGAAAAAGAAAGTGAGGGAGTTATGCAAAGAAGCATAGAACTTGTCAAGCAGGCACATAAAGCTTTTGAATAAAACATGGCAGACTACGAAGAATTCAAAGATGCAGATGGAAATTATATAATGTGCCCAATTTGCGGAAGCAAAGAACACACTGATGGCAGATGTGAGCAAGGCACAAAGTATGATAAGTATGAGCAATATGCCTAAGTAATCTTAATTGTTTTTTTTCTTTTTTTCTTATCTGCAAGCAAACCAAAAAGCTTAAATATTTCAAAGCCTTTGTTTTGTCGCAACAAAACAAAAGTTCGCACCATTCAATCTATTGGCTTTTTGCAGATTGTGCGAACTTTTTACGAGGGAAATTGCAAATAGGCACATCCGTGCTTGTAATTGGACTGGCTCAAGCCAGCAGATGGCTTATATTATTAATGCCATTGGCTTATGGGACAAAAGCCAAAGATAGCTTATGGCATATGCCTCACTCCGTTCGGCGACTATTGGGCTTCGCCTTATTCTATAGCAGCCTCACTCCGTTCGGCTGCTGATTGGCTCGCTTTGCTCGCCTAAACATAATGGCTCAGCCTTTGGCTTCGCTTATGCCTTAGCTTAGATAACCTCACTCCGTTCGGCTATGGCATTGTCCTCGCCTCACTCCGTTCGGCTCGGACTTAGTCGTCCTCGCTCCGCTCGGACGACGACTATTTCTATAATAACGCCATGTGTTTCTTTTATAAATGTTTCTATTACTAATGAGGGATTACGAGGGACGAAAGGTTTATAAAGTGAGTGTCACACTTCTAGAAGTAAGTAAGTAAGTATATAGATAGATAGATAGATAGATAGATATAGATAAGTATATAAAGCCTGTTTTCTTAAAATAAGTATGGCACAAAGATATATTTATCTCACAGAAGAACTTAATCAAAAACTTAAACAAGAAGAAAACGCATCAGCATTAATTTCTAATCTTCTAAATCAGTATTACATCAATCTAGAAAAACCTGAGATAGATATTTCTAAAAAGAAAAAAGAAATTGAAGAACTGAATAATAGAATTATAGAACAAAACAAAATTATAGAAACAACAATTCAAGAAAAAGAAATTCAAGAACAAACAGCAAAAGAGAAATTAGAAATACAAATTAAAAGAGATGAAGCATCAGCAATGTTAAGAAAAGAAATTGAAGAGGAAATAGAAAAACAAAACAATGAAACCTAAAACCTTTTGGATAATCTATTTTATATATCTCTTCTTATTTGCAGAAACATGTTTGTATTTGAGATTAACAGGATGGATAATCACATAAGAAACTATTGCCTCAAACCTAAATGCATTTATTGGGCAATTCCAAGAAGTAAGTATTGCAGGAAGCATACAATAGAGTTAGAGTCTAAATCAGAACTATACTACAATGATTTACAAGAGAACACCGAGAAGCAGGATAAAGGGAATGTTAAGACAGATGTTCTTAAGAAGCTGTGAAAGAAATCAATGTCTTCAAAGAGATAAGTATACTTGTCAGTTGTGCAATAAGAAACAAACAATGAAGAAAGGACAAGAGTTTAAAGTTGAATGTCATCACATCATGGGTATTGATGTTTGGGATAACATCATCAGCTTAATACAAGAACAACTATTATGTGATGTTGATGAACTGCAAACACTATGTCGTGATTGTCATGATACAATAACAACTAATCAATAACATATGATTGAATATATATAATGATTAAAGCAATGACTAAGCGAACTTCAAGAGTAAGAGAGTTAGTATGCATTGAGGTACCCACAAAAAATTTCATGGAAAATAAAGAACAAAGTCAAGAGAATAAAAATAATTTTTCTGGTGAAAATCCAATAATTGCTGAACAGAACAAAACTGGCTCTCTTGACAATTTTGATTTAAACCGCCCTTGGCTCAGCCTTGACCCATGGCAGCAGGAATATATAGCAACACCGCCTGAAGTTGATTGTTTTGTGATGACACCGAGGCAGATTGGTGGCAAAACAACAGCTATGAGCATAAAAGCTGTTGAACTATGTGTTAATCATTACAAAGAGGGCGAAATTGTCTTGATTAACAGCCTGACAGAAAAACAAGCTATGCTTATGCTGAAAAAAGCCCAAATATATGCAGAAGCAAAATATCCCAAATTAATTTGCAGAGATAAGGAAAACAGACCCACAATGCACAGGCTCTTATTCAAAGATGGAAAATTAAACAAAGGAATTTTATGTTATGCCGCAGGAGAAGAGGGAGAATCTACAAGAGGATATACAATAAAAAAATTAATGATTGATGAAGGCTCAAGAATGAAAGAACTTTATTTTGTTGCTGCACTCCCAACATTAAGCGTAACTAAAGGAAGTATAGATATTTCTTCAACACCCTTTGGAAAAAAAGACAAAGAGGGAAATGAAAAGTTTTTTTATAAATGCTACAAAGATGATTCTTTTAAAAAATTCTTAGTTAATATTGAAGATTGCCCAAGAAGAGATTTAGAACAAATTGAGAAAATGCGCAAGAGAATGACAGAAAATCAATTTAAACAGGAATTTTTGGCAATGTTCATTGACGAGTTATATCAGTTTTTTTCTGATGAATGGATAGAAAAAGTTTGCTGCCTGAAAAAAGAGGGAAGAATTATAAGCAGAGGAGAGAAAAATTATTTAGGGGTAGATGTTGGAGGATTTGGAAAAGATGTAAGTGCATTTGTGGAAGTTGGAAAATTGCTTAACAAAGAAATAGAGCAGAGAGAAGGATTAAAAGAGCCGCACAACAAAACAACAGAAACAACAAACAGGGCAATCGAGTTAGATGATAAATTTAAAAATATAAAAATTGGTGTTGATGATGGGGGTATTGGCTTCGGTGTTTTCTGTGAATTATTAGATAATCCAAAAACAAAAAGAAAAACTATTGCTCTAAACAATGCATCAAGAGATAAAGAGAGAGATTTAGAAACAGGAGAAATGAAAGAAAAGAAATTATTAAAGGAAGAAATGTATGTAAATCTAAAAATGCTAGGAGAACAAAAAAGATTAAAACTTTTTAATGATGATGAATTAAGAGCAAGTTTAGCCTCAATTCAGTATGAAGGAGATAAAATTTTTGGTTCAGATTCTCACTACACAGAGGCAACTATGAGAGCTTGTTGGTTAGCTGAAAAAGACAAAAGTTTAAATATATTCATTAATTCATTTTGAAATGGAAACTGAAGAAACTATTGAGGACCCTGTAATTGATGGGGCAGAAGAAGCTGAAAAAGGAGCTGAAGAGGAAGAATAATGGCTGACACTGGAATTTTTGCAACAACCGCGCAAATCGGTTATAAAGCAGGAAGCACAAAGTCAGCAACAAGTGCAGCAGAAGCATACACGAATTTCTACATTGCTCAGGCAGAAAGTTTTATAAATGTTTATTGTAAGTATAATTTTTCTGATGCTTATTCAGGTTTAAATGTTGATGTAAAATATATATTGCAGGATATAGCCTCAAATTTAGCTGCAATTTATGTTATAGAGTATGATATGTCAGGCACGACAATGACTTCATTACAAAGAATAGACAGCGAGGATAAAATCAATGTTTTATATAAAAGAGCGATGGATTGCTTAGAATTGCTTAATAAAACTGATAGAAATGATTTTATTAAAGGAGCATAAACATGGCTCTTGATTTAAGAGGACAAGATTTATTTGACAAGCATAATTTATTTAAGATTTCTCCTGAAGATGGGCAGGGATTAATTTTTTCAGGAAACAGGCAGATACCGGAAGAAATACCGGGGATTGCAAACACTAACTCAGACAATTTTAATGATGCAAGTTTAGATACAAGTAAATGGACTTCGACACTAACAGGAAGTGGGGCAGTTTCTTTAGCGTCGGGAATTGCAACCTTAACAACAGGCGCAACAAATGGAAGCTCCGCGCAAATTGTTTCTAAATTTTCTATACCAAATGCAAGTTCAGATGAAATCACTGTAAATATGAAATTCAGGTTTAATAAATCTATTGCATCAGGAGGAGTTTTCAAAATTGGTGTTCAGACAGCAGGAGATACAAACCATATAATAATATGGGCTGACGACAACGAATTAGCAGATAATCTCTTGGAAGAAATTAACCATGATGGGGGAACAGACAGCGGGGATATTGCTGGGGCATATGATAATGTTTGGTTTACAGGAAAAATAAGATTTAGGCCTCCAAATGGGTTTATTTATAATGTTAATTCAGGGGCAGATTATTTTGTTGATGGGCTAACTTTAACAGGAGATTTTTATTTGTATGCAAAAGTGACAAATGCAGTAGCAGCTGCTCAAACTATAGAAATTGATTATATTGAAATAACAGCAGTATAAAAACATTTAAATACATGTTATTGCATAGATTTACATGACAACCTTAAGAACAGGGCAGACAACTGATTTCTCAAATCAAGGAACAGAATATAGTGTTTCTTTTCAATCAACTGATGGCGCAGAAATTAATGGAACTGCTTATACTCCTAATTTTAAAAAGTGGCATGGATATTATAGAAAAATTGCTGAGGGAAGAGCTGTTATTAATAAATTTGCATCATGGACTTTTGGAAGAGCAATTAAAGCTGATGCAAAAAATCAGGCAAAGCTAGACAAGATAAAAGGTTTTGGAAAAGATACTGCAAGAGGTGTTTTAAAAAATCAGTGGAAAGTCGCAATGATATGCGGCGATAGTTTTGCTCATGAAGTGAGAGATAGTCAGGGAAGATTAACAAATTTAAAACCTTTAAATCCTGATAAAATAGCAATAATCGCAAACAGCGAGGGCATTGTTGTGGGATATGCACAGCAGGGAAGAGAAGAACTTTATGGGCCTGAAGAGATTTTTCATTTATCTTATGAAAGAACTGCTGATGAAATTCATGGCATCCCATTTTTTGAAAGTTTAGAAGATATGATTTTGGCGAGAAATGAGGGATTAGGAGATTTAAGAGAACTCTATCATAAAAATGTTTTTCCAACAGATATTTATGAAGCTGAAACTGATGACACAACAAAATTAACTGCTATAACAGCAACGCTGAATAATGCTTTTAAGAAAAGAGAGCATATTGTTATTCCTGCAGGTGTTTTCAAAGAAATTAAAAAAGTTTCAGTTGCTCAATATTCTACATTAGATAGTCTGCCTTACATTCGATTTTTAATAAGAAATTTTGTAACTGCTTGCGGTATGCCTGAAGTTGTAATGGGATGGGGTGCAGAAACAACTGAGGCATCATCTAAAATAATTATTGTTGCGTATGAACAAGAAATATGGGATATGAAACTTTATAATGAAGAGCAGGCAAAAGAGCAGTTAGGAATAGAATTTAAGATTGAGTCTGCACCATCTATTATGGATGAATTGCAGAAAGATAATCAAAAAGACAAAGGACAAGTTAAAGAATTAAATGTTAATCCAAAAAAAGATGGCTAATCAATACACAAAAAGAAAAGAGAATAATAGAAGAGAAATTATTTGGAATTTAATTAATGCAGGTTTAGCAGGATTGTTAGTTTTTGCAGGAGCATTTGCAGATGGAAATATTGGATTAAAAGGAGTTATTGCTGCACTAATTGCAGGCGGAATTGTTGCTATAACAAAATTTAAAGGATACTGGGAGAAAGAGGAAGGGGAATATTCAAGTAAAGTTTTTAACTTTATTCACTAATTAGCAAATCTTCGAAATATCCTTTTCCGAAATTTGTTAAGTATCAATATCTAAATAAATGGAGGAGAAAATGGAAAATGAAAGCAAAGATACACAAACATCAGCAGAAGCAGAAAAAGCCCAGCCTGAGCCATCTGTGGAAGAAACAGAAGCAAGTTTTGTGGAAGATGCTAAAAAAGCTGCATCTGAGATAAAAGCAGGTTTGGAAGAGAGAAAGAAAATACTTGAAAGAGAAGAAAAACTTATAGCAAGACAGGAAGCATTAAGGCAGTTAGGCGGCGGAAGTATGGCAGGACAGAAGCCAAAAGAGCCTGAAAATATAAGCCCTGTCGAATATAAAAAGCAAATTGAAAGCGGTGTTATACCTGAAAAACCAAAGAAGTTATAGTTATTCGGTATAACGAAAAGTTTATATAGTAGGATTATCTCTATTTTAGCATGGCACTTGAATGTACACTTCTTGTTGAAACTGAACCATCTGTAGCTTTTACATGTGATAATGCAACAGCAATCGCAAAAGGTGCTATTCTTAAAATTGCTGACCCTGCAACCGTATCAATAGCAGGAACAGATAACGATGCTGTTATTGGAATTGCTGCTGAAGAAAAAATAGCTTCTGATGGAAAAACTAAAATTGCTGTTTATCTTAGAGGAATTTTTAAAGGAACTATTGGAGCAGGCGGATGCACAGCAGGAGATGCTTTAATCTGTGATGCTTCTACTGGAGATGATAACGAAATGGCAACTGCTGATGTTAATTCTGAACACATCATAGGTATTGCTTTAGAAACAGGCGCAGATTTAGAAACAATTAAATTCTTATTACAGCCACTAACTGTAAATCTTGCTTAAAATGGCTGATACAAATGCTGAGGCTGATATAAGAGGAATTGATTTAGATTTACTTGCTTATGGATATGCTGATGAAATGTTTGTTCTTAAAAAATTATGTTCTTTTTCAACTACATCTGCAAGAGAAATTAGATGGCAGAAGAAAACTGCTGGAATATTAGATAGTGTTGATACAACTGGAATAACTGCATCTGATATTGCTAATACTGCATTTAAATCCCGCCCTGTTGTTGTTGAGGATAGCTGGACAAGAACAACAAGCTATGTAAGAAAATATTTTGTTGAAAGCCCATGGATTAGCGACGAGGATATTAAAGATTCTCAGGTTGATATATGGGGTGATAATATGAGGCAATTAGTTAGAGCTGTCAGTAATCAGGTTGAAATCAGAATTTTAGGAGTATTAGGAGATACATTAGGAACAGGCGGAAATGTAAATACTGCTGCTGCTACTGCTGACGGCTGGAATGATACTGCAACAGGCGACCCTATCGCTGATATTAATACTGGAATTGAAAACATAAGGGCTTAT